CTCACACCGGCCCAATTGAAAGTAGTCCTGGAGAACAATTATGAATTCAGCGAAGCGCGGGCCAAAATGATAGCGCGCACCGAAACCGCCATGGCCAGCATGAATGGCGCGTTGAATTCCTGGAAGAGGTCGGGTGTCGTGGAGGCCACGGAATCGTTGTTGAGCGATGACCACGACCACGATGATGAATGTGACGATAATGCCGATGCCGGTCCAATTCCTCTCGGTGAGGAATACCCGAGCGGCGACGAAAGTGCGCCGTACCACCCGAATTGCAACTGCACCAACGTGGCTGTGCTAATAAGTGAAACCGAAGGGGAGGAATAAATGGCTGCCTACTCCGATATGAAGGCTCTGGCCGCTGACGCTTCATTCATCCAACGCGTGACGTACGCCTTGGAGACTTACATCAACACAGTCGCCACTGAAGCTGCAACGGCACCCAATCACGAGCAGCGTCTCGCTTGGGCGACTAAATCGCTGCAAAACATCCAGGGCACGGCAATGAATTTTCTCATGCCGAGGGTGACTCAAGATCCAAACATTATCAGTTCAGTCAGCGCGTTAGCCAAGGGTACTCCGCCAGATACAATTGACGCTGCCATAACGGACGCCCAAATCCAAACAAGTGTCGATTCCATTGCCAATACAGACGCGACGAAGGTTGTTGATTATACAAACTCTTTTAATACGGCTAATGACGGAAATTTCCGGGCTCGCATCCAAGCGGCTGTGGTTGCGTTTATTGCCCAAATCATGGCGGAACCAATCACGACTACGAGTCATTCCAGTCGAGCTGCATGGGCAAGGCAAGCGGTTGGTAATCTGAGCGGCGTCGTCAACGTCATCGCTTTGCCGGTCGTTCTTGACCCGTTAGTTAACACGGTGCTTTACGGCGTCAGCGACGCTAATTTACAGACAGCGGTGCAGAATCAAATCACTACGTATCTATTGTGAGGCAAAATGGCAACCAGAATAAATAACCGGAAGCCGAAAAGTAACCCGAAGCCGCAGAAGCCGCTGCCACAGCCACTGCCGCTGTCAATTTTGGGGCACCGGTCCGATCCGCAGCCAGATCCGGCACCGGAGCCGGAACATGAACCGGCAGACGCTTATCCGGGTACAGTGGAACGCGAAGCTCAGTTAGACGCGATGGCACCAAAAGCAGCAGCCGATGCCGCTTGGGCTGACGTTGAGAAGGCGCGTAATTACCTCAACGCTGCAGTTGCCATTCAGCGACGATCGATTTCCAGGTTAGAAGCTCTGCAGCAGGAAGAATCGAGACAACTCGGAGAGGAGTATCGACGCAGGGCTCAAGAAATAAGCGAACGTACCAAACACATGTACGGGAGGTGAAGAAAAATGCCAAAGTTCCTTTGCTATCTAGAAGATGGCAATAAAGTCGAATTGGAACTGCCGAAAGCTCCAACTTCAGCCGGTGAAATTCACGTCATGTCGCAGGCTCACATGGTGGCTGTGATACGCGTTGACTTGATACCGGAACCGCCACCAGCACCGGAAGCGGCAACGCCAGCAGAGGCAACGCCAGCAGAGGCAACGTCAACGGAAACAACAGCGCCAGCGACGCCACCGGTGTAAACTTATGCCGCTCAAGCCGGGTTCCAGTCAAGCGACGATCTCGGAGAACATCAGCGAAATGATAGAAGCTGGGCATCCGGCTGATCAGGCGGCGGCAGCAGCCTACAGAAAGGCCGGAAAATCCCGGAGGAAACGCACTATGAAAATGTTCATTCCGATCACTAAAGTGGACGAGCAGCGAAGAGAGGTCTGGGGCATTCTGGCTGAAGAGGCCGTGGACAAAGCCAAAGAGATCTTCGATTACGCGTCCAGCGTTCCTTATTTCAAGGAATGGAATACACAATTCCAGAAGATGACCGACCATCTCGACCAGCCCTCCATGGGGAACCTGCGCGAGATGCACGGCAAATCTGGCGGCGCAGCAGGTAAGTTCATTGCGGTTGAATACGACGATCCGGCCAAAAAGGTGCGCGTCGGCGCAAAAGTCGTGGATGATCAAGCCTGGAAGAAATGCATGGAAGGCGTCTACACCGGATTCTCGGTCGGCGGCGATTACGTCAAACGCTGGGACGACCCGGTGCTCAAAGCCACACGCTACACGGCACGTCCTGTCGAAGGCTCGCTGGTAGATAACCCGTGCATGTACGGGGCGACGTTTGAAGCCGTCAAATTAGACGGCACCGGCACGGAATTGCGCAAATTTGTGGGCGGGCCGGACGGCTATCTCTACGAACTGCAAAAGTCGGTCGACGGTTTGCGCGCAGAATTTGCCGAGGGTATGGCGTCGATGCGTAAATTGCGGAAGGAGGACGACAACAATACCAAGACGCACAGCGGCGAAGCGGTGCCGATGCGCGATCACGCTTATGTAGGCGATCCAAAGGACAAATCCACTTGGCATTTGCCGGTGCACGACGAGGGCCATGTGCGAGCGGCTCTCGGTCGGTTCAACCAGACCGACATGCCGGACGCCGAAAAGAAAAAGACAGCGGCACGGCGCATCGTTTCGGAAGCAAAGAAGCACGGAATTGACGCTTCCGGATTCGCGGCGCAGCACGCCAAAACATTATTCGGCTTCGAATTGAAAAAGAGCATGCAGGACGTCTCGGCGCTGGCTTGCATCTTGGAGCAGTTGGCTTGCATCCAGAACTGTCTGGAGGAGGAAGCCGAATACGAGATGGACGAATCGGAGTTACCGGCCAAAATGCGCGAGGAATTGGATCATTTGGGTCAATTGCTCGTCCAATTGGCGCAGGAGGAATCCAAAGAGTTAGTAGGTCAAGCAGCAATAGGTAAGGAGGTGACCGCAATGGTCACGAAGCTACACGAACTGAGCAAGGTGGTCCAGAAAGCGGCTCTCCTTGCTCCTGACAACACCGATTTGCAAAAAATGGCCACGCATTTGGCTGAGATCGGCAAACACGTGGACAGGATCGCCAACCATCACAGGAGCATGGGCGACTCGCTGAAAGAATTGCTCGGCGAGGGCGAATTGAAAGAGAAGAGCGAGGAGCCGGTACAGCACAACATAGAGCACAGAACCGCTGCGCAGGAAGACGCACCAGCCGCCAAGTTGATCAGCGGCGCCATGGAGAAATACGATAGCCGTCTGACTGCGATGGAGGCGTCTTTCGAAAAACAGAGCGAATTGCTGACGGCGTTTATCGGCAAATTCCTCAACCAACCCGCTCCTTCTCAGGTGGTGACCACAGTCGTCGACAAAGGAAACGACGGCCATCCGCCGGTTAGCGAATCCGTCGCCACCAAAGGCAGCCAAACCGACATGACCAAAGCCCTCGAAGCTGCCAGGGCTTCCATTTCTTCCGGCCCAAGCCGAGTCATCGTAGGCAAGCGCTAGCCTTCCCAGCCTTGACTCAATTCGCGAATTCTTCTTCAGGAGATTGAACACATGGACCCTCGCATCATTGATCGCACCCTTCAAATGTTGAAGGACTTTCAACAGCCGCTTGCCCTACAGAAGGCCGGTATCGATACCACCTTGGGCATCGTGGCCTACGATCTGGAACCGGCAGCCAAACTGCTCTATCCAGTCATAACGCCGCTGCGCAATGAAATTCCACGCGCATCGGCTCAACCCGGAGCCGGTCTCGCAGTCCACTGGAAGCAAATCACCGGCATCAATACCGCGAACGTTCGCGCCGGACTGGCGGAAGGAAATCGCGGCGGCGTCATCACGTTACAGGAAGCCGACATGCTGGGCACGCATAAAGCGATGGGCCTTGAGAATTCGGTGACTTTTGAAGCCGAATTGGCCGCTCGCGGATTCGACGACGCACGAGCCCTGGCTGGTCTCACTTTGTTGCAATCGGTCATGATTCAGGAGGAAATCACTGACCTCAACGGCAACAACAGTATGGCTCTCGGCGTCACCGGCACGCCAGTCGGCACTGCCGTTGCAACTGGCGGTTCGCTGGCCGCGACCACTTATTTCCTGTTTTGCGTGGCAATGACGCAGCAGGCATTTTTGGACACGTCGCGCAATTTCGCTACCGGCACCAATGCCGGTTTATCGCCAACCATTACCAGAACCAACGCTGACGGCTCTACAGATACGTTTGGTGGCGGCATCGGTCAAATTTCGGTCGCCAGTGCCGGTGTCACTACCGTAGCTGGCGGCTCGATCACCGCTACGGTTCCTGCTACCAAAGGTGCGTTCGCTTACGCGTGGTTTATCGGAACTGCCGCTACTCCCGCGTCCTGCAATTTGGTGGCGATCACGCCGATAAACGCGGTGACGATCACCGCTGTACCGACCGGCACTTTGTACAACGCCGGTGCCGTTGGCCTCAGCGCCGACAATTCCAGGAACACCCTCGATTACGACGGCCTCATTGCACAGGCCCTCAATTCGACCGGCTATTACAAATCGCTAGACAACGCCACGCTCACGGCGGACGGTGCCGGTGGTTGCGCAGAAATCGATACCGCGCTCCAGTTCTGGTGGGACAATTACCGCATTTCGCCCTCCATCATGTGGGTCAGCGGTGCGATGCGCAAAAACATTACCACCAAAATTGTGGTCAACGGCGGCACGCCTATCATGCGTGTGAATTTGGAAACGGGCCGCAGTGACCAGGGCAATGTGGTGGCGGGCACCGTGGTCGGGTCCTATCTCAACAAGTTTGCCATGGGCGGCACTTTAGAGATACCGATCCGGCTGCATCCTTACATGTCCACCAATGCGATCTTCTTCGATTTGGACATTGTGCCGTACCCCAACGCCAACGTGCCAGCCGCACGACGCTTGCTGACCCGGCAGGAGTATTACCAGATCGAATGGCCTTTGGTCACGCGCAAATATCAGTATGGCGTCTATTTCGATGGCGTGTTGCAAGCTTATGTGCCATTTGGGATGGGCCTCATCGCCAACATTAAGCTCGGCTGACGTCGCTCGCCAACCGATCTTGCCGCCGCTTACAGGGGACGGTGAGTGTGGGCGGTCTTGGGCTGTTGGTCTCCTCCGGGGCCGCTCATAATACGTCGGGACGGGCATCAGAGAGGAATCTAAGAAATGGACATGCAACAAATCATTGACGTGAACGGATCACTCTCGGCCAAAGTGATCCGGAGAAACGGCACACACGAAGACCTTGGCATCCTATCGGACGGCAGAAAGCACCGTCTCATCGGGAGGCCCATTCAATGGTGGCGGGCGATCTGGCGCGGTCTCAAACAGCGGGGCGTTATTCCTGCCACGATGGGATTCGCCGCTTTCCTGTCAATTTACGGCGTCGTGGATCAAACGCACATGTTGACCAAACTGCTCTCGGATCCACGCGTCCAAAATCTCATCGGCTTGGGCGTCGGCGGCCTCGTGGTCACTGGCGGCGCGAATTTTCTGGCTACCGATTTTGCGTCGGGCCAAGTGTCGCCGCGCATTTCGTCGATGAACTTCCACGATTCCGGCACCGGCACCGTGGCCGCAACTTCGACCGATGCGGGCCTCGGCACGCAGGCCGGTCCAACCACCAGGGCCACCGGCACGCAATCGAATCCGGTGACCAATCAATACAGGAGCATTGGCACCATCACTTATGCCGGTGCGCTCTCCATCACCGAATGGGGCTTGTTCAATCAGGCAGCCCAAGGCGGCACGCTATGGGACAGGCGGGTATTCGGCGTCATTACCGTAGCGAGCGGCGACTCGATCCAATTCACCTACACTCTGACCGTGAATGCTGGCGGCACGTAGAAAAATGCGCGTCGTCGTACCATTCGCTCTCAAATCAGAGAAATCGCAACCATGGAGCCTCCAGGCCGTCCGCCTATCTCTGGCGCAAGACGGCCAGGAGGCCGAATTTAAGCACATGGAGCACGACAATTCTTATTATAATTTGCTGTCGCGGCTCTGGAATGAGGGTCAAAGCTTTATCATCGTTGAACACGACATTGTAGTCTGGCCCGGTGGCATTTCGACACTGGAACTATGCCCGGAACAGTGGTGCACATTGCCCTATTATTGCTCGGTCGGTTGGATCATAGATGGGCTCGGCTGCACCAAATTCAGCGCCGAATTCATACAGCGGTACCCAGGATTTCTCCAGAGGCCCTTTCCGACGTGTTGTCAGCACACTGAGTTCTATTGCGGTTTAGATCGCCTGATTGCGCACCGAATGGAGCAATTAGGCATAAAGCCGCATGTGCACAGCCCTGGCGTGGTGAATCTGAACGAACGCTGGACTTAAATGGCCATTTCCCGCACACAGCAAGTGTCGGCAACAGCCAACACCGCAACCATCACCGCGCCAACCAGCGGTGATTTGATTGTCGTGGCCGCTTTCAACGCCAGCGCTGCAACGGCACCAACCCTGCCAGCGGGATACACTCAAATCACCACAAATTCGGCCAACGTCTGTGCCATGATCACCGGGTACAAAATTTCCAACGGCACAGA